ACAATAATAGTTCTAACGACTTTCAAAAGTTTACAGTATCTGCTACACCAACATTACAAGTAGACTATGTTGAAATTCCAGTAACATTTGTAACATCAGGTGGAACTGGAACAACTGGCTTTGGTAACAATCAGAATGTTATCTTTGTAGTCTTTAGTGCAGGTGTTGTTGGACCTACGGGAGCGACAGGCCCAGTTGGTGCCACAGGAAGTACAGGAGCGACAGGGCCTACTGGCTCTACTGGCGTAACAGGAGTTACAGGAGATACTGGTGCAACTGGTCCTACTGGACCACAAGGCGTTACTGGTGACATTGGTGTTACTGGTGTTACAGGTCCCGTTGGTGCGACAGGTGCTACTGGCCCACAAGGTGTAACTGGAGATACAGGCCCTACAGGGCCAACAGGTGTCACAGGAGATACTGGAGCAACGGGTGCTACAGGACCTACTGGAGTTACAGGTGCAGACGGTGTAACTGGAGCAACTGGTCCAACTGGACCTACAGGAGTTACTGGTGCCACAGGTGCCACAGGTGCGACGGGACCAACAGGTGCTGGAGTAACAGACCTAACAGCAGGACCTATTCGTTCAGTATCAAATACATCATCTATATTCTCACAAACAGGTACAGGCGATACATTTGTAATGAGCACTGGCAATCCAACATTTGCAAGTGGTATTACTGTTGATAGCAATATAAATATTAACAAGGGAACAGGTACTGGTTTTGGTAACTTGCGATTTGGTCCAAATGCTGGACTGCAGGCATTAACTACAGGTGATCAGAACCTTGCTTTTGGATCTCGTACATTAGAAAATGCAACAACTGGAAGAAATAATACTGCTATTGGTGCAGATACCATGAGATTTACAATCGCTGGCTCTGATAATATTGGTGTTGGTAACTTTGCTTTAATGAATAATGACGGTTTTGGAAATCTTGCATTTGGAACTGCTGCATTAGAAAATAATACTACAGGTAACAACAATCTTGCAATTGGAAATAGTGCTCTCAACGATAATACTACAGCAAGTGCTAATACAGCAGTTGGTCATCAAGCACTAGACTCCAATACAACTGGTACATCAAATCTAGCAGTTGGATATCAAGCATTACAACGAAACACAACAGGTAGTGCAAATCTTGCTATTGGTGATGGTGCACTTGCTAATGTAACAACGGTATCTGGTCAATTAGCAATTGGATATAGAGCACTTAATGCAAATACAAGTGGAAACGGAAATGCAGCAATTGGTTCTGAGTCTCTTTTAATAAACACAACAGGTAGCCGTAATACAGCCTTTGGTGCTGCAGCACTTCGTTCAAATTTAACAGGAAATAGCAATACAGCAATTGGTTCAAATGCTTTGTACAATACCACTGGAAGCGATAACATAGCAATTGGTCAGGCTGCCTTGTTTGCTAATACTACTGGAAGCAACAATATTTCTATTGGATCTGGTGCACTTGATACAAATACAACAGCAAGTAACAATATTGCAATTGGAGCAGCAGCATTACAAAGTAATACTGGTGGAACACGCAATACTGCTATTGGTAACTTTTCTCTTAGAAATAATACTACTGCAGCAGATAACACAGCAGTTGGCTATAATGCATTAGTAAATCTTACTACTGGTCAACAAAATGTTGTTATTGGATCTGGAGCAGCAACATCCCTTACAACTGGAAATGGCCTTACTGCTATTGGTGCATTTGCAGCAGGAAGTACAACTACAGCAGGTGGCGTTGCTATTGGAAGTATTGCTTTACAAGGCAATGTTACTGGAACTGCAAATGCTGGAGTTGGTAATGGAACATTCCAGGCTGCTGGTTCATCTTCAGAAAATGTTGCCGTAGGACAAGGTGCTGCACAGTTTACTGGAACAAATATTGCTTCTATTGGTTCACCAGTTGGTGGTAGTGGATACACTGATGGAACATACACAAATGTTTTCTTATTTCCTGCCAGAGCATATTCTGGTCAGGCTGCTCAGTTTACTATAGTTGTTTCTGGCGGATCAGTTACAAGTGTAACTCTAACAAACTCTGGATCTGGATATATTAATGGAGACAGTTTAAACTATCCTACAGGATCTGGTACTCCAGGACTTGATACTGGAGCAGGTTTCTCAGTACCAGTTACAGCCATTACAAATAGCAGCAGAAACACTATCGTTGGTAGAGGTGCAATGCAACTTGCCTTAAGTGGTGAAAACAACACAATGCTTGGATACCAGGCAGGACGAAATAACAATGGTTCACGAAATGTGTATTTGGGTTATCAAGCAGGTATCAATGAAACAACAAACGATAATCTATATATCTCAAACACCAATACTTCAACACCTTTGATTAAGGGTAAGTTTGATTCTGCTGGTGGAAATGCTGGATCTGTTCGTATTTATGGTGATTTACAACTAACTACAAAGACTCCAGCCTCAGCAACTGCGACGGGAACAGTAGGAACAATCACATACGATAGCGACTACATATACATCTGCATAGCAACAGATACTTGGAAGCGAGTAGGTATAAGTACATGGTAAAATTAACTAAGGGAAAAGGGTAATCAAATGAGTCTATCTAAAAGACTAAAGGCATCTGGCGAAACCAGAGACATGAACAGTCAGTATATCCTTCCTCTGATTCCACCTCGTCCTTTATTTGGTGTAGCCAATACTGGTACATATGTTGATACAGAATCTGCTATTCGCACATCTACCGTTTATTCTTGCGTAAGACTACTTGGAGATACTATTTCTTCATTGCCAATGGGTGCATATGTACGCAGAGGACGCAATCGTCTTTCATATACAACTGTTTATGGAGAGACACCAGCATGGGTAAACAAGCCAAACCCAGAATCAACAAGACTAGAATTTATTGAGCAAGTAATTACTTCTCTACATCTACATGGTAACGCATTTATTTTGACGGTACGAGATGATAACAATGAAGTAACAGAACTATATGTACTAAACCCAAATGAAGTAAGAATTGAAAGACCTATACCAGGTGAGCCACTTGTCTATAGAATTAAAGATATAGAAAATGGCATCTATGATCAAATTTTAACAAGCAATGAAGTTCTTCATATTCCTCTATTTAGACTTCCAGGATCACACTACGGACTAAGCCCAATTGGTGCTTGCCGTATGTCTGTTGGTATTGCACAGGCTTCTGATACATATGCTGCATCATATTTTGGTAACGCATCAAATCCTGGTGGAGTTATTGAAGTTGCAGGAGAATTAAACGCAGAACAAGCAGGAGACATTGCTCGTAACTGGCAAGAATCACACTCTGGACCATACATGTCTGGTAAGGTTGGTATTCTTTCTGGTGGTGCATCATTTAAGCCACTATCACTAAACGCTGCTGACGCACAATTAATTGAGGTCAGAAAGTTCAATGTGGAAGACATTGCAAGAATATTCCGTGTCCCGTTGTCACTGCTAGGTCATCCTACACAAGGAGCAATGTCCTATGCATCAGTTGAAGCACAGAACCTTTCATTTGTACAACACTCATTGCGTCCATTGCTAGAGCGTTTGGAACAAGCACTATCTCCACTACTTCCTGAGCCAGATGGATTTATTCGCTTTAATCTAGATGCACTTTTGCGTGGTACTACAATTGAGCGTTTTGATGCATACACAAAGGGATTAAGAGAAGGCTTCTTGTCACTAAACGATGTACGCCAATACGAAGACTTATCATCACTTGGTGAGCCAGGAGATCAATACAGACTTCCTCTACAAAACATTGATGCTGGTCAAGCACCACTTGTTGGAGATAAGATGAAGGCTGAGATTGCATCTATCTTGGTACAAGTTGGTTACAACCCAGATGATGTTGCTAAGATGCTAGGTATAGACGAATTAACTCACACAGGATTGCCTTCAGCACAACTACAGCAAGTATCCTTAGTTGATCCAACAGATCCAAAGGCTGCTTACAGTGATGAGGTCAAGGAATAATGCCTTATCTTGTTTCAAATAAACAATCAGATTGCTCTGGTTGGGCGACGGTAAAGCAAGAAGAAGATGGTTCATATACTACTCTAAAGTGCCATGACAACAAACAAGATGCTCTTGATCAAATGGTAGCAATATCTATAGCAGAAGATATGGAACCAGGTGGAGAAGTTAGAGCAGTTGATAGTGTTCCACAGTTCATTAGAAATAATGCACAAAGAGGACTAGACTATTTAGCAGAAGGTTTTGGTGGCGACGGTCTAACTGAAGGTACCAAGAGAGCAGCAAGAGAGATGGCAGCAGGCCGTATCTCTGATGATAAAGTAAGGAAGATGGCCCCTTGGTTCGCAAGACACAAGGCAGATGGACAAGCACCACAGAATAAAGATTCCTCAGATCCAGGATATCCTGGTGCAGGATTAGTTGCTTGGCTACTTTGGGGCGGAAATGCAAACTTTGATGATGCTGCTCAAGACTGGGCACAACGCCAAATTGATAAATTAGATAATGAAACTAATAAAGCAAGGAGCAAGATGAAAAAGATAGAACGCCGTACCTTTACGGTCAGAGACATAGAGGCAAGAAAAGCAGACGACGGTACTATGCGTATGGCAGGTTACGCTGCTGTGTTTAATGAAGCATCTGTTCCTTTGCCGTTCATTGAAAAGATTGCACCAGGTGCATTCAGAAAGACACTATCTGAGACACCAGATGTTCGTTTATTGGCTAACCATGAAGGATTACCTATGGCCAGAACCAAAAACGGTACCATGAGATTGTATGAAGATGAAAAAGGACTATACTTTGAAGCAGAACTAGCAAACACACAAGAAGCAAGGGATGTATATACTCTTGTTGAGCGTGGAGATGTTGATCAAATGTCGTTTGCATTTAGAGTTATCCGTCAAAAGTATAATGAAGATCGTTCAGAAAGACTACTTACTGAGGTATCTTTGGCTGACGGAGATGTGTCAATCGTCACATATCCTGCATATCCTACAACTTCTGTAGAAGCAAGAGAAGCCATAAAAAGAGCAATGGAAGAAATGAAGCAGGGCAGAGAAGTAACAGGCGAATCACTATTAGTATTAAAGCAAATTTTTGGAGACTTATCTGAAGGCCACGATTACATCATGAAGGCAGTAGAAGTAATGGCTATGATGCTTGGTGAAGGTGAGATGGAAGATGACTCTATGGATCCACTAGAACAAGTTGAACAAGATGAGATGGAATCAGAAAGCCGTGAAAAGGTAGGCGATTTTGTTCGTTGGAATTCATCTGGTGGTATTGCAAGAGGCCGTATTGTAGAAATCAAGACAGAAGGATCTATCAATGTTCCTAACTCAGATTTCAGCATAAC